CAACATCTTCAGTAGATGTTGCATTTGGTTTACTCTTTTCCGAAGTAGCACTTGTAGTTACTTCGGTTTGAGTTGATTCAACAACAACATCAGATTCTTTGTCAACTGATTCTGCCGGAGGTGCATCTTCTTCAGATTCACCACTTACCCATTTTTCAAGAGCATCCTTTAATTCATCGTAACTAAGTTCTTGATAAATTTCTGTAATCTCTGCTTGATTATTAGCAACATTATCAACGATATTCTTGTTTTCGGAGATGGGTGATGTATTTGGTTTAACACGAATATTGGTCTTTGGAAATGACCTTCCTGCTTCTTCAGCAGAAAGAAATTCAATAGTGATGTCTCTTCCACTAGTTGCATCTGTAATGTCTCCATAATCAGGATCTGCGATTACACTCAAAAGTTCTTGATAAACTTCTTTACCAAATCCCCAAAATCTAACACCTTCTGCTTCTTCTCCACGAACGATGACAGGAACAAAAGTTCTCATTTTTGGCATAAGAGAACGACCCATTCTGTAATCATCTTTATCACCACTACGAGTCAACTTTTCAGCAAACTCAACGATTGGGTCTGGACGACCAAATGACTTTGGTGATAGGTATGTTCTGTTGTTAATTCCATAATGAAAATACAACTCAATAAATGGATTATCAGGTTGATGCTTATATGAAACAATGCGAACTTGTTGTTTACCAGGTTGTGGTTTCCATTGGTAGTTTTTGCGATTATTTGTCTGTGACAAATTATTTAACTTTGCTTTAATTTTATCTAGGTCAATTGCCATTTTTTATTCCTTAATTTAGTATTTGTTATTATTATTCTTAATATAATACAACTTGTTTCGTATTTCGTCAATCAGAATTGTGTACATCAAGAAGTTTTTCCGCCATTTTCAACGAAATTGTAAAAGTCAGAAGCAATTTCTAATACTTCTTGTGTAGTTGGAAGTGGTGGTATTTCTAAGGGAATATCTTCAAATCTGGCACGACTTTCCAACTCTTCTTTTTCCATATGCCATGTTTCCCATACCATCTCTTTTGCGTTTTTTAATACCTCTAATCGAATGCCGTAGGCATTGTATTTTTTATCTTCATTACTCATTTTTTTAATTATTATTTAGTCAATTTTAGTTACTATATATAAATATATTTTACTTGAAGTTTAAGCACATTTCAAGGTAAAAAAATTAACTTTTTTTGACTATTCTTTCCTTAGAAATTTTGACTGCATTTGGATTGATGTCACACCCAATATACTTACGATTTAATTTGTTTGCTACATCTAAAGTAGTTCCACTTCCACAATAAAAGTCTGCGACAACATCTCCTTCGTTACTACTTGCTTTTATTATTCTTTCTAAAATCTTTGGGTGCTTTTCACTATAATAATTTGTTGCTTTTTTTACTTTTAAACCAGATGGAATGTCATCCCATACATTAGTAGGAATCGTTCCAAGTTTTAATTTTTCTTCGGTGATATTTGGTCTGTCTTTTTTCTTACTAATGACAGACTTATATGGAATTCGTATGTCAAGATCATTAAACACAAAATTGTCTGACTTGGTATAAACTATTAAATAGTCATGTTTTTTTGCAAACTCACGTTTCCCACGACCTCCGATATTAAACTTAATTACAATCTGATTTCTAAAATTATTATATCCAAAAATTGAGTCCATTAAAATTCGCATCCAATGCACGATTCTTAAATCCATTTGCAAGTATATTGTACCGTCTTCGGTTAGAACTCGTTTCATTTCATATAACCTCGGTATATAGTGACTATCTATCTCATTTTTATTTGGATTTAAATCTGTATAGTCTTTGAACTTTTTACCAGTTCCGTACAACACATCACAATAAATAAGATTTATAGAACTTGAATCTAATTTATTTAATAGGTTGAGGTTATCGCAATGATGAATTAAATTTCCACAAGGTTTCACCTCAAATTTTACTACCCTCGTATCTTTTCATTTCTCCGTTATTATATCGGTATCTAACTTCAACCTCAATGGTTTCTTTGTTTTCACCATAACCCTCTGACTCAACATCATATGTGAGTATATTAATTGGTTTTTTAATAATCTCATGTAAATATGCCATTGTACCTGTGGCATACTTAATATCCAAAGGTCTGCCCTCGAAATCGTGCCTTAATAAAATTTCTGTATTTTTGTATTTCATGTTTTCCATGTATATAACAGGACGACCCATGTTGACATGACGATTTACAAGTTTTTCTTTTATTTTTTTATAGTCTTTACTAACAACTACATACTTGTTTGTTGTCTTATCCAAGGCATACTCAAAATATTCATACTTTTCACAAAACTCTTTTGTAAAAAACTCATTTAAAAAAGTTACATCATTATAATTTTCACGAACCTCATAAATTTTTTCACGACCAAGGTTGAGATGTTTGTTCCAATATCTTTTCTCATCACCTCTGTCGCAATTTTCATATTCTTTACCAAACTTACCCTTATTCCACCTATCTTCAATATCACGCAACAAAGTATTACCAAGTTTATAAGGATTATTCATATTGTACTTACCACCAAGAACTCCAGCATGATGCTTTGCATAATCAAAGATTCCTTCATCACCTGCGAAGTTACAAGTTGCCATGATATAAGAATCCCAATAACTGGCCCACCCTTCATTAAGAACCTTTGTCATTCCTTGGGGACGATAATAAATTGATTCATCACGAATCATACTTAAAATATTTTGTTGCCAAGGTTCTAAACGACAATGATTAATAATCATAAGCATGATGTCACGTTCTGGTTGCAATGGAAATTTATTTTCTGCTAGTTTTTTTCGTTCTTCTCGTTCTTTTCTTTGTTTTTCTATATAGTGGGATGGATTTACATACTTATCCATATATTCCTTTGTATCAAGTCGTGTAACGTGTTCACGTGGTTGACGATCTTCAAAGTTAAACTTTGATGCTTTCTTTAAATTACTTTCACGATAACATAAAGAAGGGTCAATTAAATCATCAATCGCAAGAGCCGCATTCAAGAAGTCTTTAACTTTCTTTCTACCAAATCGATCCATATACATACGAATTTTATCACTATGATTTGCCATAACATTCATCATGTTACGGTTAGTATGCTTAAACATAATGTTATTCTTAAAAAAATCACTATGTGCGGTTGCGTGTGCAACCACTGTTAAGTTATCAACAATAGGATTGTTTCTTTGCAAATACATATAAGTCGGATCTGTGTTTACAACCATCTCATAAATCTTACCCATACCAGAATGATACTGATGGTGAAGTTGTTCAAATTGTTGTCCGAAATTAAAATGTGGATAACGAACAGGAAAACCACCATAAGCCGCAATCTCAACTATTTCGTCTGCATCGAATTCTTCTATACACAATGGATATGGATCAAGTCCATTATCGTAACAAGCCTGTAAACACTCAGGTATAAGAGCTGCCAATTCTGGACAAACTCCTTCATTTAAACTATCTACTTCCCATGCAATTCCCATTAGAACGGTACCTCCTCATCTGCAGGTGTTAATAATTTTTGCAATGTTTTAAATACATCAGATGCAGAATCCATAGATGCAGTTACAATAGTTTTAGGGTCAAGGTCACCACTTGACAATTTTGCTTGAATTGCAGGTATAAAAGTTGCCCAACTTCGTATTGCTTTTACTTCTGTAATTCCAATTAAGTTGGCATAATCTTGCATCGTTTTTAAATATTCAACACATAAATCGTTATCAGAACCAAAATTTTCTCCGTCACTTAAATAAAATACATAGATATTCCACTCGTTTAAAGGAAATGCTTTTTCTACAATATCGTTGACCAAATGAAATGCACTGCTAATTTGAGTTCCACCACCACTTTTATATTTGTAAAACTTTTCTTGATCTACTTCTTGGGCATGGTGATCGTGAACGATATATTTTACTTGAGTTTCTTGATAGAATCTTTGAACCCAATTATCTAAATACCAACACAACTCACGAACCAATGCTCGTTTTTCTTCATCCATACTTGCAGATATGTCCGAAACAAAGAATATAGCCGCATTGGTATCTGGTACTTCTACGGAACTCCAACTTCTAAATTCTTTATCGTCTTTAATTGGATAAAAGTTAGATAAATCGTTTTCATCATAATCACCGGTGGATATTAATCTTTTAAACGCATTTTTAAGAGTTTTTCTTTTATGCAATAAACTATTATTACCAACCTTAGCAATCCGATTCCATTTGATTTTTTCTTTTACCATTTCTCCATTGTCTTTTGGTTTTAGATTTGGTAATTGAAGTTCTTCTCCGATCATATCAAAATAGGCATCCATACTGATTCCGACATCTATTTCATGCCCATCACCTTCTCCTTCACCACCTTCACCTGGCTGAGATCCTTGTTCTCCTTGTTGTTGAGGTCCTTCTCCTACCTCATCACCTACATCTGCTTCACCGTTACCAATCCCACTCCCATCAGAAGGCTGTCCATATCGGAAACTTGGTAACTCTACATGAGGAACTTTTACTACAACAAAGTCCTTTCCTCTTCTGGAAATTCTTTGTCCACTCTTAATGTGCTTTTTAAGTTTATCGTCAACATTTCCTTTAACGATATCCCTATATTCACCGTGGTCTTCTCTGATTCTACGAGATGGCATAATGATGTATCCCTTGACTATTAATCTTCGTCTTCGTCCGCATCACCTCTTGCAAAAATACTTCCAACATATGTAAGAACATCAGACGCACTATCTTCATCATATCCAAATGAAACAATAAGTCGTTGCTTCAATGCATCAATTTTTTCAAGAAGTTCTTTGTCAACAACTGTTGCAGTATCTTGTGCAAGAGCAGACAACTTGATGCTATCTTTGGTATCTTCAAACAACTTTTTTTCAAGTGCTTTGTAAAGTTGCTCGTTTGAGTCATACTTAAACTCTTTACCTTTAGCGGCAAGTCCACCCATATAGTTCATAATTTCTCTACGAAAATCGTCTTTCATTCCAGCAGAAATGCCTATTTTTTCTTCAATACTTCGCATTAAAGTTTCATTTGCTACTTCTTCTTTTCCAGTTACAGGATTTGTAACTTTTTCATCTTGAATGTAAGCAACAATATTATCAATGTAGTTTGTACAAAGTGCTTTTATTGCTTCTTCACTACTACTAAGTGCCTGTTGAACTTCACGTTTTACGATTCTATCATATTCTTTTTCAACTGATTCGAGTCTTTCGAGCATTGTCTTTTTATTGTCTTCGGACTGAAATCCATTATAACTTTTAAGTCCTTCACGGATTTGTGCAAACAACATAAATGGATTTAAACTTTTAGCACCCATCCTTGGATTAACGATTGCATTGGAAAACTGATTTTGAATAAACCGTGCAGAAACACCACCATACAATCCTTCTTTTGGTGACTCTTCTTGCATTTCTTTTACGTGTTCATCTGTGAATCCGTGTACACTTTGACCATTATATAATTTTGCTTTTTGAATAATGCTCATATCTTGCTTTGTACTTTCTTCCAAACGACTAACAACCGCAAAAAGGGCAGCCAAATAAGTTGTATGAGGAGCAATGTGCTTATTTACGGTACTTGTATTATAAAAGTGATCATAAATCTTCCTTTCTTCATCAATTTTCAAAAGATACGGAATATCAATTTTAATTGTTCTATCACGGAGTGCTTCCATAAATTTATTGTTAGTTAACTTTTCAAACTCAGCATTATTGGTATGCCCAAGAATAACTTCATCAATTGGTACCTGATTAAAACGACGTGGTTTGACACGATGCTCTTGGGTTGCACCAAGTAAATCGTACAAAAATTCAGTTTGTAACTTAAGAATCTCTTGAAATTCAATCAAACCACGATTAGATACTAGGAATTCTCCGTCAAAATCAAATGCACGGGGGTCACTTTCACTACCATATTCTGCTAACTTACGATAATTAATATCACCAGTAAGTTCGGTTGCATCTTGTGATTTCTCATCCTTTGGTTGGAATGTTCCGATACCTACACGATTCTTTTCCGACAAAACAACTCTTCTAACAACAATGTGATCAAGAACCTTGCGGTAATCCCCCCCATGCATTTCCATTAATTGGTTGTAATAAAATTCATTAACAGGATTTAATGCTCCATCTAATTTTAATTTATATGCATCCTCAGATAAATTTTTATTCAAATTAGATATAATTTTATTACGAACTTTTCTTGGTAAAAGTTTTAATGGCTCTTCATTCATCGGACAATTGACAAGAACATCGTTACCATCTTTATCAGAAACCCTCCAACTAAAGGAATATAAAGCACCTTCATCGGTTTTTGTATATTCTTCTAATCCTTTTTTCAATGCTGTAACGATTGTAGACTTGCTACTACCAACGGGTCCGTGAAGAAGAATAACACGTCTTTCTGGACCATAGTGACGACTTGCACTTTTAAGAATATCCATGAACTCCATTAAACTCTCTTCTAAACCATAAATTGAAATATCTCCAAGGCCTTCAAAAAATTTATATTTTACATACTTTCTCTTGCAATATGTGAACTCGTCAGTTCCATGAGAAATTACCATATCATATAATCGTTGATATGAATTTCGTGCAATTGTGGGACTCTCTTCCACCAATTTAATATAATCCCAAAAGGTTCCTGTCCAATTTAAAGATTTGTATGTTTCAATTGCATCATCATTGTCACATCTTATCAATGATTCAAGTGCAGAATTTTCCGTGTTAGTTTCTTTTTGTCGTTTTTTATTTTCCATAACCATTACCTTATATTTTTTTTGTTAGTGAGTCAAATATTAAATCAAATTTTAACAATTTTAAAAAGTTTTGTATAAACAAACTTACATGATTCGTCTGAGTTTGTCAATAAAATGCAATTCTTATAATCACTCCAATTTACTTTATAGAATGGATTATCTATTCCATTATTTAAAGTTCTAATTAATGAATTTAATGAATTTATAGTATACAATGTATTACTGTCTTTTTTTCTGTGAACGCTAATTGTATCCATATAAAAATTATTTATATTTATATTACTTTTATTTACATTGTATGTCAACATCAATGAATCTAGATTATCCATGTCGTGTAATACATATACTTTTCCAAACACTACTTCATAATGTGTCTGAATATTCTTGATATCAAGATCATACCTTTTAATATTTGAAAAGGTGCATAATAATTGAGCATTAATTTTTGTAACCATTTATATTACAGATAAATATGCAAAAAAAAACTCAAACATTAAATTCTACCATGTCACCATAATTTGCTCCTACATAAGTTTTTACTGGAAACTTATCATCAGGATTCATAATTTTAACTAAATCTTTTAGTAAAAGAAACTCTTCTTTAGGTAAATCAAATAAAAAAGCATCGTAAGTATATAATATACATTTTGTTTTTTTATTATCTAAGAAATTATTAAGACTCATTAAAATTTTACAATTTCGTTCTGTCTCAGCAGCCTGTAATAGATAATTAAATACCACATATGGTTTTTCTTTTTCACGAAATAAGCATGAGTTAAGTCTTCGTTTATAGTACCAAGTCTCGACATATTTATTTTTATTATATTTAGACCATGTAGTTTCCACAAAATCCGATACTTCCTTCATAAAAGGAACATTATTTTTTATGTCATCATCAATTCCACCGTATATTAAATTGAATGTAATTTTTTTTGATAGTGAGTATTCTTCTTCAGAAAGATTTGATTTTCCGTAGTATAACTGACCAAGATACTCATGCACAGATGTATCTGGTAGTTTAAAATTTATATAATTTCCAAATAATCTAAGATGATAACTTTCGTAATCCATCATAATAATTGCTCCATCAGAATAACGACTTGTAAAGCAATCTCTCTGACCTTCAGATTTATTTAAGGCTGCGTAATTGACATTCCCAAATCTATTGCTAGGTCTAGATGTAGGTGTGAACATATTGTATTGCGAATGAACTAAATTATCTGCGTTGACCAATGATAAATCACCCAAATTAAATTCGTGTGTGTATAATCCATTTTTTTCAATTTCAAACAAAGCATCGGTAAAATCTTTTTCAAAATGAAATGTGGAATCTTCAATTTGAGTGGTTGTAATTTGGTATAAAATATTTTTCAAGGTATCGTTGAACTTTTTTAAAATCATCATAATCGGAACTGATCTTATGTCACGACTTTTAAACTTATTATATGAAATTGTTGTAAGTGTATTTGAGTAAATGCACCAACCAATGTCTTTACAATTTTTAAAATTGACATGGTACAAACTACTTTTTCTATCAATTATGTATTTAATTGAATTTGTATCTTGAATCAATTTAAGTATCGAACAATCAATATTTACACAATCAGGATGATTAAATGAAATTACAAATGTTTGTTTTGTTTCAATGTGATGTATGATAAGTACAACGGGTGAATCATTGGCTGAGTGTATTGTATCGTTATCAATAAATTGTATAAAGCAACTACCTGCTTGAAGTGTATTTATTGCATATTTGACGGAATCGGTTGACTCTAGGAAGATCATATCACCGATTTTAGAATATAACACTTAGCACGTCAATCTTTTTTATAAAATTCCATTGGGTTTTTTATCCCAATTCTAAGATTTTTTTGTTCTTTTGCTAGTTCTAATTGCCTTTCATTGAATGGAATCACACCTTGGTATTGTAATATCCCCTCGTCATATTGGTCGTATAGGGAACCGGTAATTTTCCAAGCAATATATGTGCAAGTGTAAAATGGTGACACATTAGCATTCTCAAAATACTCTTCTTTTGAAATTTCAATTGGTGTGGCATTTATATTATTAGACTTTCTTGTAAAATATCTAAAAAACATTCCTTTATTGTAATCATCTTCAATTAGATTTGGATAATATGCAGATGGAATATACTGGTAAATACTCTTAGAAAAATTTGCTTTAGAACCTGCCAGTAACTTATATGTTTGTTCTGTAACATACTTTTCTAATTTTCTATCAACCGAATCTTCCATCATTCATTCTCACGTGAATTAGTATCAACTGCATTTGGACAAAATTGTGCTGTCAAACTTGTAGACCAATCATTATTAGATAAACTGTGTTTTATATTTGTAACTCTCCACAATCCATTCATATAATACTTAGTTGGTACACCTGTACAATTAAACATATCCCACAACCGTATTCCCTCAATTCCATCCAGTTCAAGTGATAATTCAATTGTATCAAGTGGCATATTGTATTTGATGCAATTTTTTGGATTTTTATCTTTAGTAGTTCTACGTTGTGCTCTACCCTGATTTGGTTCTACAAATTCTACGTCAACAACATATGTATCTGAAAATGTGTTTCTGTTATCGTCAAAAACCGAAGCATTAAATTGATTCTCATCGTTAATTGAAACACCTTCCAAAGTTTTAACATTTTCATCGATGTCTACTTCAATCCCCACGATAAATTTTGAAGCATCTGCAATTTCGGTTTCTTTTTTTTCTTTATCAGCTGATAAGGTACCTGCGTCTTTACTTGATATTCTCGCTCGTTTTAAAATTCTGTCACTTTGACCACGTGCATAAAACGCAGAGTCAGGATCCGTGGGGTTACTGAATAATACTTGACCTGCAATGTCTCCAGTTATACTTACATCTGTGTTCATACTTCTTACGATACTATTTTTTTTATGAGCATGAAATATAAATGCCTTTTTTTTCTTTTGAATGTCATATATGTTGTTTGAAGTGAATTTTCTGTCTATTATTTTTGTGACACAATTTGATGAGTCGTTTGGGTCGTCACCCACTAAGTCAAAATCCCAAATTCCACCAGATGCGTTACTCATTTTTTGTAATATTGTTTTTAACATTGCGTGAGCTGTGAAATCTGATTTTACTGCATCTTTAATCACTTCATAGTTAACATATAAATCTTGTATTCTTCCAGAGTATCCTTCACTGCTTATTCCATTATCCTCGTCTAAATCTTCATAATCTGGAAAAGGTCTTATTGGAAAATCTCGTTCATGTGACCAGTGACGGTGTAAGGTCATCAATCTATGTAGATCATCACGTGGAGACTTTTCAAGTGCTTCTTCTAGTGTTCTTATATTAGCAATGCCACTTTCTGATTTGACTGCTCCAATGAATGCATTTCTTGCCTGCGAATATTTTTTTTCTTTATCAGAGTCCGTAAACTTGTTATATATCACAGATTTATTTAATGGTTGACTTGAATCATCAAATCCGGCAATTCCAATAGTAGAATTTTTAAAGTTTTTAGTATTTGTTCTAGGTGACATTGCATTTGGTATAAGTAAAACGTTTCCATCTAATGATTTTATATTTGGATGAGCAACGCATCGTGAATTTGTTACATCAAATTTAAAAACCGTTGCATTTGTGTCCTCAGACTCACGTGCAAAATAAGCATTAAAAATATCTATTAACCACCCAAATGTTATATATTTACCATCATCGGTTGAATTTGCCATATATTGTTTATTATCATCTACATTGATATCCCACTTACCTGAATATCCAAAACTAAAATATCTACCGTTTCCTTTAAGTAAGCCAAACATATTATTTGTATATGTGTTATATGAACTTGTAAAATCCGCAAGTGGATTTCCGATTCCAAGAAAATGATCATCTGGATTCTCATCTTGTTCTTCGATAGTTTCAAGTAAATAGGTATCTACATACTTAAATAAGTCTATTATATTTTTATCATCGCTTACAACTTCACCCTCTGTCTCTTCATCGGTACCTGCGGACGATGATGCGGAGTTTTCTAACTGACTCATTAGATAAGATACACTTGTAATTTCAACACTACAATCATATCCACCGTCGTCTCTTAAAGAATAATTAAAATTTGAAATCATCCCTAATACAAATGAATAATTACCACGACCTTTTTTAAGTTGTCGTTTTACAGCAAGTGAGTTATTCCATAAGTTTACAAGACCACTGCCCTCTTCGTACATATATTCTTGTTCATCATTAAAATTAGATATATTAGGCATAATATAATCAGGATCGGATTGTCTTATAGAATTTACTTTATTTTTTTCATCAGATGATAAATCCTTTCCTTTTTTAAATCTTGGAGGTCTTCCAACTTCATCTTGTGCCAATAATACATCTTTCGGAAAAAAATTCCAACCCCATTCTACACAAATTGTATTACCTGGTTGAAAAAAATATGGATCGAGATAATCAACCTGACTTCTGCTCCAGGCAACAAACTTGATTGTAGTTTTTTTATGATTAGTTGCGACTCCCATGTCTTCGGATTCAATATCAGTAATACCCGGTGCAGGACGATGTTTGAAATCTGGTTCAATTAAATAATGTTGTTCTCCAAGTACGTCATAACCAAGAATATTTGGAGGAGTTGAGTGATTACCGGCACTTCCAAAACCATAATTTTCATTAAAATTGTCAACACCATGCAATATGAAACCCTCTCTTTTTTTTCCATCTTGATTCAATGCAATACCGTTTGATGTAACACGACACCAGGATGATTTTGGACCACGATATGACTCACGAATTGTTTGTTCTTGACGAAAGAATTTTTCTATATGAAGTCCAGTTTCTTTTTGACCATTTTTCAAAACATAACTATTTAAAATATTTTGTGATGCTTCCTCACCAAAACTATCATTTGTATAATTTAATCCAACATTTCCTTCTCTTCTTATCAATTCGGCACGTACCCAATTTCTAATATGTGTCATTGTTGGATATGCATTATGAGTTCTTTCATCGTATCCAATAGACTCAGGTTCGTCATCTACCAAAGGAGTTGGATTTATTGACATTAGCTCTGTATTTGCTTCTTCTTTTGTTGCAAATAGTGGTTTGGCAACATTTTGAACCGCATCTACTGCATCACCCAGAAAATCTCCAACAGAAGACCCTATCTTATCAAATAAACCACCTTTTGCTGTATCAAACGCATTCTCAATATTCCCACTGTTCTTGAATGAATTTATTGCTGAATCTAAAAAACCCATATTAAGTCCTTGAATTTATTTTATTATGGTCGATTAATATTTCACCATAATCTCTTGGTATTCTGATTTGTGTGCCTGGTTCTATATACATAGTACCCTTTACATTATTCGCAGCTGCGATTATCCACCAGTAAGTAGGATTTTCATAAAATTTATATGATAAATGATCAAGACGAGTTCTTTCTACTATAACCAAATATAAATCAGTTGATCTTTTTTTTATTCTTGGTAAAAGAGTCGTTTGGAGTGCTTTTTTACCTGAGTTTAAAGTATTAAGTTTTGTTGTTTTGTATCTCATTATAGTTGTGGTGCTTCTCCTTTTGAATAGTCATTTAAAGAATGATTGAAGTCACCTATATCCGACTCACCAAATGATTCAGGTAATAGAGAGTCAACTCCAAGTGGAATTTCATTTGGTGAATCACCAAAGTGACGATTGCTTGTTTGAGGTATTCTTTTTTCTAAAAATTTCATTGAAACACTTATTTCTGCCTGTGTTGGATATTGTGCAACTTTTAATTTCTCACCATTCGCATCATTGTATGTTCTTTCAATTGTACTATTTAAATACTTATACGATCCTTTATCTTTGCTGTATTTATTGTTGCTCAGTTCCCACTGACCCTCGGTGGGAATATTTACTTGCACATCGGTTATTAGTACAGGTTGATTTTTATATAAATCACCTAGATTAAATTTTACCATAGATGGTATTATGAACGAATCACTTGAATTCTGACCAAGTTTTGTGTAACCTGCTGGTTTTGTCAGTCCGATCATATAATTTATTCGTTGCCACATAGGATGAAGTTCCTCCACACTTAGTGCATATACCATGAATTCAACCGATCCTGTTCTTGTAAATCCTGCATAAGTTGAAACTTCATCGGCACGACCTAAATATCTTAGACTATTCCACTCAGCAGATGCTTGATCGGATAATCCTGACAGATACGCACGAAACGGAATGTATTTTTTATTTACCAAATCTTCAAAATACAATGGAATGAAATCTCCCTTTTCTATTGTTTTTTTATTATCTTCGTTTACATTCAAAACCTTTAGTGCGTTAAATTTATCGATTCTATCACTAGCAGATTCTCCATAATTCCATCTGCCTATACCCCGTTCGGTATTTCCATACTTAGGCATTTTTTTTAATGTACTCGAATGATTTATAGAATCCTTATTTTTTTCATACTTTTTTTCGTATTGTCTATCTTTTAAAAATTGGGAAGTGTTATTTTCGGAATTAAGGTCAGATGTCTGTTGTACTATTTTATCTATTTCTTCTTTTTGTTTTATATCCTGATATACACCAGGTATATGCGTATTTGTAATTTGAGTCATTACATTATTATATTTTTCGTTAAATTGTCTTAATTGCTCCTGAGCCTTACCTCTTTCTTTTAAATTGTGTCTAGGTGATGCTGAATTATTTGAAGTTTCATAACCAATATAATCTGCTTGGTGACCCATGCTACTTTCTTTTGGGTATTCACCCCAGGTTGATCCGTTATGCTCAACCTCTCTAAATATATTTTTTGAGTAAGCATTATTTCCTCGTCTTTCTTCCAAGTTTTTAAAATTAGATGTTGCTTCTACCCGTGCATTAATACTTGGATTTCTTGTAGTTGGTGGTGGATCATTTGGGGTTGGAATTGGTTCGTAAACATTATTTAATTTTTGACGAAGTTCTTCATCACTATTTACTTCCATAGAATTGCCTCCCGTACTTAAATCAAGTCGGTCACGCATTTCTCGTATATCACCTCTAAACGCAGAATCAAATTCTCGAACTCCAGTATATTTATTATATATCGTACCGTTTCCTTTTATATAAAAATTTCCATCGTCTGGATTATATTTTTCTGAATCAAAACCGGCATTTGGAGGTACAGGAACTCCGTTTCTCCCCCCCTTTCCAATTGTATTTAATGAATAAACATTCTCAAGATATGATTTATTAGTATTAATGCGAAATGAAGGAACTATTCTTCCATTTGAAAATATATTAGGTCTATCCCCATAATCCTGAATTCTTACATTTTCTTGCAAAGATTTTCTATCTATGGGTTGGAGTCCAGCACTTTGATTACTCGATCCAAGCAAGTTTTTTGCTAATCTTGCTAATTGTTTTTGCAGTGTGTCTTCGATCCAGCTCATATATTTGTAAATATGAAAGTATATATTTTTTCCTTACGAATTTGCTATTGATGCAAGTGTTTTACTCACCTTTTTACCATCAAGATGAACGGCAATTCCACCACTTTTCATCAATTGAATTAGTTCAATTAATCTAGTTTCAGTGCCGGATGTGTCTACGGTCGTTGAATTATCTGTCTGATTATTGTTTGTAACCGAACTTATAGTTTCCACCACACTTGCGTTTGTGCCCGTTCCGATTGATCCCATTTCCTGTGTGGTAATTGGTGAAGCATTTGATTGTCTAAGTTGATTTTCAATTTCTCTCTCTTGAATCAATTCTAAATCAATCATTGATCTATTTAGTTTTGGATTAAATTGGTGATAATCAGAAGGTCTGGCAGAGCTCCCCAACCCTTTCATTCTATTTGCGAGCATTTCATGTCGCAATTCAGAGGTTGCATTTGATGTGCTAATCATTGTGGATTTAAGTTTTTCAAATTTATCATTAAGTTCGGAAGAAGAAAATTCTTTCACAAAATCAATACCAAACTCATCCTGATCCATTATTGCGTTTGCTTTGTTTTTATCAATAAAATTATTATAGTTTTCGTGTGCTATATCCTTATTATCCTGTAAAGTTTGTAATTCTTTTAATTTATCCTCACCTCCAATTTTGCCAACAAAGCTTGAAAATGTATATCCCTTTTGTGCTGAGTCAGTTACATTCATTTTCTGCGATTGTTCTTTTTCAATTGATTGTTGAACAATTGTTTTATTAACAGTATTGTTATCAGTAGATTTCTTTACAAGTTCGTCAGAAACACTTTCCGTTTTTCCTTTGAAAGCAAACACCATCTTTCCTAAAAACCCTAAATCACTCCATACTTTCCCAAAACGTATTACAGCCTCGGTAAGTGAGTCAAATCCTGATATTGCAGTTTCATACACCTCTGGATTTGAAATACACTCGATGAATGATTTTACAGGACTTGTTCCTATTTGGTTCATCACTAGTAGATTTTGTGAAATAGACATTATCGCAGATGATAAATTTTTAAGGTTATCTACACTTTCGGATTTAATCAACGATAGAGGTTCTAGTAGATTTTTTATTTTTACAGATATACCATCCACTTCACCTACCCCAAGACCACTTGCAAATTCTTTAATAGAATTTAATGCGTCAGGTATTGATCTAAGATTTTCACCTATATTTCCTATATTTTGTAAAGATGATGTAAATTTTATAATTTCTTGCAATGGGTTTAAATTTGATTGATCTATTTTATTTGTACCAAATGCAAAATCTGAAATTGCATTTATACCCGATGTACCAAACCCCACAACTGAATCTATGAATCCACCTCCACCTCCAGCTGCAATAGATAATTCATTAAACGCACCTCCCATGTCACGAATTGCACTTGAAGCATCTCGTATGGCATCACTTTGCTTAGAAATTTTTAGCATATTTGTGATTACTGCTTCAAGACCTGTTCCAAGATTTTTTAATGGTTCTCCTGCATCTTTCGCCGCATCCCCAAGTTTTCCAATTGAATATGCCATAATCCCAACGGAAATTACACCTGCCGTTACGAGAGGTAAAGCAACACCAAGACCTGCCATTGCCACTCCAAGAAGACCTATCTTTCCGATATCCGAGAATGTAAGTTTTTGAAGTGATTCAACCACTCCTGTGAAAACTTTAGACAACTCAGAGATTGCAGGAAGTATAGAACTTAAACCCATTCCAAATAATTGCAATGCAAGTCCTAATGCCCCAATTGCAATTGAACCTGCAATAATTGGAAGTGCAAACATTCCCATCATACCAGCTACAACTGCAAAAGCACCTAGTGCTACAACCCCTGTTAACACACTTTTAAAATCAATGTTTGCAAATTTAGTAAGTGAGTCAGCAAATGGATTCAAAGCAAGTCCTAGTGCTCCTATTGCAATTGACCCAAGTAAAATAGGCACAATGAATTTACCAATAAGACTAGCAGCCACAGCAAGAACAGATAAAGCACCCAACCCATAAAATACATTTTCCCACGGTACATCTGCAAATTGTTTAAATCCATGTGCAAGTGGAATTAAAGATAAACTAAATATTCCCATTACAATTGCACCCATAATTAAACTTCCCTTTGCAGAGTCCAAAATTTTAGACACAATTAACATAGTAGTTGATACTCCAATCAACGCAGTAACTCCTTTTGCCATATCGTCCCACTCTACATTTGCAAATTGCTGAAATGCTTTAGCAGCTATAAACATTGATCCAGCAAGCACAACAAGTGCTAATCCTGCTTGTAATACACCTCTTGTTGATATTCTACCAATCTGTTGGACAAATGATTGTATACCACGTCCAATTCCACGTAATAATCCTGCGATACCCTCTCCAATACCTTTAAACATTCCTGAAATACCTGTTCCAAGTGAAGTAACTGCTCGGCCAATCCCACTTGCAATATTACTCAACGCAGTCCCAATTCCTGATGCCAGATTGGATACTGATCTTCCAATGGAACTAAAAATGCTTTGTACAGAAGATCCAATACTTTCAAATAACTTAGAAACTGTACCACCCAATCCACCGATTAAGTTTCTAATACCATTAACCAATCCACTGACTCCTTTACCTAAAAATCCAAATAAACTGCCACCGAGAGTAAACAATCCTTTGAAAATTCTGGGAATTAATAATCCAAAAAATAAAAAAGCAGCTGTTATTTTTGCTTGCCACTCAAACATAGTACTAAGTGGTTTTGTTAAATCTTTAATTACATCTACAACTGGTGATAAAAATTCTTTAATTACTTTAATTGCATCTCCTATCAATTTAAATGGCCATAAAATATAACCAACTAAATCTAATATTGTACCTAAAATTGGAACTAAAACTTCCATACCAACCTCGATTACGGGTAATAGTTTTTCACCAAGTTTTATCATTAATGAATTAAATTTATTTTTAAGTTGATTCATTTTTTCTTGTTGAATTTGCTCTTCAAGTTGTGCTTTCATTCTGTCAGCTCCATCTTTAGCATCACCGTCTCTTAATTTTTTAAGTTCTTCTTGAAGAGCAATTGCCCTATCACCATATTTTGCTTCAAAAGCTGCTCTGTCTTTTTCAGTCGCAGCCATCTTCATTAGATTTTCAACGGATGTACCCATTGCTTCGGCAGCTGCACGTTTTTGAAAAACATTCATATTCTCCAAACCACCCATTTGTTGTAACAATCTTAATTGCTCTTTTGCTACCCCCTCTGCATCACCAGCAAATGAAAGTTGACGAAGTTTATGCATACTAATATGCCCACCCAACAAACTACTAAGTTTCATTTCTTTGTTAATAGAACTTTCAAAATCAAGCATAGTCTCCATTGTACTTGCAATATCATCAATTGTTGTTCCGAGTTTTCTTGCTTGAACCGCAGAAGCTGCCAACGCACCTGGTGTTTTTCCCATGAATATTAAAGTATCTTCACTTGCAGATGCAACATCACTCATTACCTCATCTGCATTTACACCTGCTAAATCAGACGCACTTGCTACTGCCATCACTAAATTAGAAACAGTAGCATCCGAATCTGCTCCTAGCATTTTAAATTTTTTGGCTGCTCCTGCTAAATTTTCATTTGATATACCAAGTTGTGTACTAAGTAAAGTAACGGATTGCAATGTCTTTGGCATCAGTTCCAATCCAAAGTTTCCAAATTGAGTGGCCAGTGCTTGTGCCGATGCACTTGCGTCCTCTAACGAGACCCCCATATGAGAAAATTCTACATTCAGTCTTTGAACTTCATCAAAAATTGCGGAAGTGCTTTGTAGTGTTCCACCCAAATTTTTTCGCAACTCTCTTGCAGATTCTTCAAGTTCTGTGAATCGTTTAAATGCTAATGTAAGTAAAGCAGTTAGTGCGGCTATCAATAAAAATGGTCCACTTAATATTGATTTTAGTGCAGCCCCAATGCCTTGTAAATTACCCATGAAGTGACTTAAACCTGCTTGTATTCCACCCATTGCACTTCCTGTATCTTGTGCGTGTTTTAGTCCGACCTTCAATGCACCTGCAAATGCTTCTTTTGCAATATCCGATACTTCTTCTAAAGGTCCCGTTGCATATTTTGCTAACATACCACCTATCAATGGAATTGATTCCAACGAACCTAATATACTATCTTTTATTCCATCAAACTTACCCATGACCTCATCACTAACACCACCATATGTCTTGATGAATTCTTCCATATTTTTACCATGCAATTGAAGTTCTTCGTTTAATTCTTTATTTAAACTTAATAGTTTATTGGTTTCTTGAAATACCGCACCTGTGGTGGTTCTTAAATCATCTTGATACTGAGTCATTGTGGACATATTATTTATGCTTACTCGTTGACCTTCTATAAAATCGTCGTTGAATTTATTCAATGAACCCATTACTCCTAAGTTATTAGCAAGGCCTGCGTTTAAGTTAAGTAGTTCATTCTTTGATTGCTCTAATTTTTCTTTTTGCGTAGCATATGCAGAAGTTCCTTCGTTTAATAATGACAAGCGTGCAGCTTCTATTTCTACGAGTTTTGCAGCTTCTGGTATTTTTTCAGTTTCTAATGTGCTTATACTACCAGCAACATCTAATATTTTATGTTCAACTTCAAGTTTTTGTTGATCTAACATTGCCAAAGCTTCGGTTTGATCAGATGCAGTTGACATTTCAATTCTAAAGTCACGTGTCAAATCTTTAAATTTTTCTAAAGAACGTCCAGATGCAACTAAACTTTGTTGCATTTTTTCAATGTTGTCAATTCCTGTTATATCTAAATTTGATTCAGATTGAGCATTTTTTAAATTATCTACAAACTGAGAACTTAGATCACCCACATCCTTTAAATCAGGTAACAAATCAGATGCAATTGATTTTTGTATATCTTGTGTAAAAGAACCAACGTCCTTTATTATATTTAAATCTTCGGGATCAAGTGCCACTCAAAGATTCTCCTTTAGTGTATTAAATCTTCAAGACCTTTATCAGCAAATGATTTTTTTAAATCTTGTGTGCTAGTAATTCCTGCTTTCTTAAGTTTTGCTTTAAATTTCTTGGTGTCGTCAATGTAATTTTGAAATGCGGTGTGAAGCAATGGATCGGCAAATGCAGCCTTTCCAACAGCTTTTGCTTTTGTATTAAATACTGCTTTTACAAGAGAACCTAAAAATTCAGATAATAGTTCCTGTTCATTTAATTTTTGTTTTCTTTTCATATAGGTGATTTATTATATACGTATAAATATATAGTAAGTAACACTTTAATCATAAAAACTATTTGTAAGAACGACCCCCCTTTGAAAAGGACCGGGTACTTGGTTTTGAAGCAGGTTTTGAATTAGTTTTTGCTTTTGCTTGGGCTGCTTTGATTTCTTCGTTTTCTTTATTTTTGAGTTCCACCAATTTCTTGGCATAAAACCTTCTAAGATATATTGGAAGATTATATGCAATTGACTGATTAAAAGCACCTTGACTATGATAACAGAGATTAAAAATCTCTTCGTGGAGTTGTATTTTATACTCCTGTGGAAGGGTAAAAAAAGTCGACCCCAAGTGGGATCGTCATCCTTTCAGTATATCCGGTCTCTTCGGACTCAAAGTTAAATGTCATATCAAGATCAGGTGTATTTTCTCTTATGTGTTCTCTTAAAGCAAGAGAATCACGTGCAAGTAGTTCTTTATCAACAAAACTTTTAATTCTTGCACGATCTTCATTTCCGTCTAATGACTTAATTACATATTTCAAACGAGTAGTAATTTCAGTAGTTTCATTTTTATTTTTTGAAAACTTCTTCATGCTTTTCATTTCCATATCAATTGCTTGTTCATCTCCATGAGTTAACAAACTATAATGTACGGTTCTTTTACTATTAGGAAGTTCAAATTGAAATAGATTCAACCCACGTTCGTACTGCTCAAAATTAAATTCTTTTGGTTCAAGTTTGGCCAAGTCGATTGTATCTTCCACATCTTCATTTGTTGAAGGGTCTTTAAACTTGATTCCATAATCTTTTCCATATGCTAAAATACGTGATGCGATGAATATAGCATTCTTATCTCCAACCAAAATATCGTCCATCTTTACATTCGGTGTAATAATAAGTGCTTCAAGTAACTTATCTAACACAACACCCTTCTTGATAAGATTTTGACTTGTAAGTATATCTTCTTCTTTTGCAGTCATGTATTTTATATCAATCTTACCACGTGATAGTGGTGAATTTTGTGGATAAAACCACCCCTGACTTGGTAGATCAATTACTTCACTTGGATATTCAAATGACTGAACTTGATCAGTTTGTGTTGAAAACTGAGCAGTTGGTGCAGGTGCAGGTGCAGTTTTTTCTGCCTGTGTAGTTTCTTGTGTAGTTTCTTGTGTAGTTGTTGACTGAGAAATCTTTCTTGCTTCAGCTGCATCTCTTTCAAGTTGTTCACGAACTTGTTGTGGTATCTCTATATTATTATCTTCGTTTGCCATAATTGTAACCTTTTATTTTTAAATATCAGTATAATATATACCAATATATATACATATACAAGAATAAAAATTTTGAACAAAAAATCAAAATTTTTTATTAAATATCAGCAAGGGCAAATTGTAAAATCTTTTTGTGATCTTTGTATGCAAAGAAATCACTTTTCTTTTTACCCTTCCACACTTTATTTAAAGTAACACCTAACTTCATATCGTTGAAAACAATTTTTTTACCACTTGCAGTTTGGAACATCATTCTACCAGTAGAGTTATCGATATCGTAGTTTTTTAAAAACTTACCAACTTGTACTTGTTTTAATAAGAACTTTGCAAGTTTTCCGTATGCATCACTTAATCCCTCTAACTGCAATTCAGTTTGCTTTTCATTGAGCACTTCTTCGTATATTTTCAATATGCTTGATTTTAATTTATTTACTTCCACTCTGATAAATATATACATAAACAAAAAAAAAAACTCCCATACGGGAGTTTTTTTAAAACTGGATATGATGTTTTGTTCTTAGTATTGAAGGATTGCGTAATCGTATGCAATATCTAAATCAACAGTAGCAACATCACCTGTTGTCCAATCTAATGGAGAGAATGTTGTACCTGCAACGAACGCACCCTTAATTGTCCATTCTTCGACATAGTCACCGACCGGTCCAAGAACAACAATTGTTAAATCTTTTTTGTAGAAGTCTGCGTAACCATTTCTACCTGTTACAGACTCATGTGAAAGACGAACCCATTCCATAGCTGCTTGAGCCGCACTTGGAACGATTGGGTCATACATACCCATGCTGATGTTATTCCACTCTGCTTTACCTGCACGAACTTTACGTTTGATATTGATGTGGTCTAATGTGTTAACATCGATTGTAATGTTTGGTCTATCGACATTTTTAATTAAATATGCTGGAACACCGTCCATATACATAATAAAACGATTTGCTGTTTTAGGTTCAAATGCCGTAAAAAACATTTCTTGTGTTTCTACTACTTGTGCCATATTATTATTTCTCCAGTTTTAGTGTTTTTATATTAATGATAAATATTAGTCAGAAAACCGAAAATTACGTTTAATGACCTGTTATTGTATAAATATTCAGTTACTCAAAAAAAATATATTTATTTATCCTTTCTTAATTTCTTTCCGACAAGTTTTGCCGATCCGTATAATACTGCTCCGATAAATTGAATGTGTTGCGGGCCTGGCCAAGGAAATGACAATCCCATTACACCAGTTGCGAACAGCATTAACAATGCCATTCCTTCTGGTCCAGCAAATAAAGTTGATAATCTAAAACCACCACCCAGTGCACTTATCATATCTGCCATGTCGAAGTCATAATCTGCATTACCTGTGAACGTCATATTTAACCAAATGTAAATTAACAATCCAGCTACAACTACACCAGCAATTTTTTTAGTACGAGGATGTTTCGCAAGAAAATCGTCAAGTGCTTTGAGTTTCTCCTCGGTCCACTTTCCAACTTTTGTACTTGCTACATATTCCCCAATTGCCTTGATAATATCTTTGTATGCTTTAAATCCTTTCTTAACAAGTTTAAACAAATAACTCATACTAAACTTTATTTTAGCAAAAAATTTAAAAACTACTTTGTCTAAAAACAGTTTAACCAAATCAACTAATTTTACAGATACTTTTTCTTTTAAGTCTTTTATGAATGACCATATTGATTTTAGTTTTGAAGGTATTACCAATTCATTAATTAAACTTGTATCACAATCTAGTTTATGTTCTTTAACGAAACGAACAAATTCGTCATATTGAATATCCGTATAAATTGATTGTAAACTAGTTTCTTGCATAAGCATAAATATATATCAAATCAAAAAAAAACCCCCCACTTCTGAAGAAGTGAGGGGCTACACCTTTGCACCTATCTACAAATTAACCTTCAAAACTTGCACCGGTCGATTGCAATGTGAAATCAAGAACGATGAATTCAACTGCACGGGCAGGTTGTAAGAAAATCTGTCCATAAAGAATGTTTCTGTCAATCAAGTCCGGAGTGTTGTTAGACTCATCCATAATTACACGAAAAGCATATAGACCATGTCTTTGTTGGACATTTTCTAAGTATGGATTAACAATACTCAAGAATCTTTGACGTGTTGCAGTAACATTTTGTTCAAAAATTAAGTATCTTGCAGAACTTGCAATAAACTTCTTAACAGTAATAAGCAAACGACGTACATTAACTCTATCCAACGCACTTGAACGACGTTGAAGAGTTTTTTGACCGAATGCCACGATACCTTGACCAGGGAAAGCCGCAATAGGATTAACTTTACCTTCATACAATGTATCCCTTTCTGCAAATGTAAGACGATCCATTACTGATACTGCTTGTTCAAGACCACCACGATTCAAACCCGCAGGTGCGAACCACTCTGCAGCCACCTTGTCATTAGCCGCATACACAGATGCCATCAACGAACTTGGTGGGAATGGCATTAACTTGTTTGTCGCAGGATCAATAATTTTAACCCAAGGGTAATAAGTAGCTGCATAATTTGTATCAATTGTAGAAGCTTCGGCAACTGCATCGTCAACACGACCTGGTTGGTCTTTTGCACTTACGCAATCAAGAATGTAAAAGCAATCTTCTCGGTTTTCACAAAGATCAACACCACGATTTACAACTGATCTATGAAGATCAAGACTTAAACCAGGTGTCACGATAAGGTTGATATCAAACTCGTCTTGGTTACTAAGAGCAGCGAATGCACTCATATATGCGATTGTACCATTTGATGTTCGTTTAGAACAATCCATACCTTGAACATTTGTTGCAGTAATGTCTTTACCAAGATTAATTGGATGTGTTGGAGCATGACCATCAAATCCACCTTGAAATCCTACCACAAATCTTCTAAGTTTTGCAATTTCTGTTTCTTGTGTTAAAGAAGGATTCGTATCGATAGCATCAACATAAAATGTTTCACGTTCTCCGTCAACTTCTTCTACATAACTACCAGGACGATCCATATAATATCCTTCACCCGAATCATCAGAACTTCTTGGAAGTGGTGCGAATAACTCAACGGTATCTTTGGCAGACATAGGAAGTTCTAAAATCCCATCAGGAGAATCTTGATTAAAGACTGCACCGTTATAGTATCTTCCAGGATTTCTTCCATATTGAGAAGCATGACTATAAATTGGATTTGGAACTGAAACTCCTGCGATTGGAGCCATGTATGAACCATGACCATATGGCATTGCCTGTGATGGGGCAACACTGTCTGGGTTCATCTCTACACGAATCCAATTACTTGAATTTGCGTAGTCACCGTGATCAGTAAGTTTTCCTTTGTTATCAATAGTTGTGAAACGATCACCACATACACGTGGTAAATAACGTGGTGAATTTGGATCAAGGGTTACATTATCATATGATTCAATAATATTTTGATTTTTATCGTTATCGGCAAATCCACGCACCAATAAATCAAATGTACCGTAATCAGAACCCTGCACGGAACCAGGAGTACGGATATTAGAAATCGCAATTTTTAATTCACGATTTGCAGATGTACCCATGTTACGAGTCCATACCTTAAAAAGATCATATCTACGACCACTTATTTCCTGTGACTGAATCCACGGTGTGTTTGCAGGACGACATGAATACGATCCAGTACCCATACCAAACGGAACTGCATCCCCTTTAAAATTTAATGAACCTTCTGTTTCATCGGCATCGATAATATCACCACCAATTTCTGTTGTGCATTCAATTCTATATTTTACACCTGCATACAAATTATTATAAACACGTGCCTGTGCATTCTCGAAGTAAGCATGAAAATATGCAGGTTCTATATTTTTCTTTGGTGCTCTTCCAAAAATATTTTGAAGACTATTTGGATCACGTGGGTCGATTGAAAATACATAATCACTTGCAATTAAATTTCCATTTATATCTGTTTTTACATATATAACTTCTTGATCCTCTAGTGTACCAGGATTTCCGTCTTCATCAACAGTAGTTCTAAGGTGAAGTGAAGTTTGAAAGTTAGACTCAGCATTTTCTTCTCCTGTATCAGGATCAATAGAAAGAACATCGTGATAAACTAAATTTGAACTTGGGTCTGTGAATGAACCTAAGAATCCACTATCATCTTCAACTGGTTCACTTGAATTTGATCTTTGGTATAGTGTGTTTGCCAAAATACCGATCACGGTTTCATCGCCTACGTTTACATCACACGAACCACTTCCATAAGTTTCTTCGTATTTTGCACAATCAACTTCTTCTACTTTTGCATAAATTACCAAACCGTTTTTCTGCTCGTATCCTCCGAGAGATCCTGTTCTCACAATAGTAACAACTCCTTGGTGTTGTAAATACTCTCTTGCGGTAAATGGTTGATAATATGTTCCTTCTGGTGCACCAAATAAATCGACTAAGTCTCCTTGATTACGCACAACGGTAGGTGCAAACGCAGGACCTCGTGTAAAAGGACCCACAACGGCTCCTCCTATTTGTTGAATTCCTTGCGTTAAAAAGGTCTGATCGATTTCGTTGGTGAATACTGCTGGACTTACAATTCTTTCTGCCATCTGAATGTTCTCCTATAAATGGGTTAATGTTGTTGGGAAAGTTTTTTTACTTTTTTGATATAAATATACTATAAAAATTTGAAACCTCTATATTTAATCATTTTTATTCTTTAATAAAAGACGAAGTTTCAAAGTCAACTTTACCTTTTCCGTATTTTTTATTCATACGAACTCTGAAATTGTATTCTTTTTTTTCTACTTCTGTATACGCAAGATTACATTCATCCTCAAGTTTTTCTAAATTCTTAATCTCTTCGGTATGATAATATTTTTTTACGTGAACTTGACCTAAATCGATCAATACATTTTGAAAGTCAGTATTTATTTCTACTAACTCTGATTCTTCTTCGGATGTTAATTTTATGTCATTATTTTTTTCCATAATAATAATGATAAACGATTTAACTACAATATTCAAGT